TTACTAACTTAAACAAATTAATTGACAAACACTTTCCATCAGGTGTAGATGGCTCAAATGCTATTGAAAGTCTTGATGGTATTATTGATGATCCTAAATTAGAAAAAACAATTCAAGATATAGCAAAAGATGATTCAGACAGATGTATTAGACCTTTAATTAAAAAGTGGGTCGAAGCAAACGCTCCTGAAATAATGCCAGAGCTTGATTTTGGCGATATGGAAGATGAAACTGAAGAGTCATCAGAACCAACTAATGAAAAAGCAGATTCAAAAGAATTAGTAAAATTTATTTTTCAGTTTTATGATAGAGATAATCGAAAATTTCCAAAAGGCGAAACAGGCGTTCTAACAATGGTCGAAAAGAAATTTGGTAATAGAGCCGCTAGAGTAGCAAAAGGTCTTATTGAAAGACTTGCTGAAAAGGCTGATACCGTCCAAGAACCAGAGATACATCCAGACGTAGCACGACTTAGATCATTGTCTGGATTTTAATGATTTTCTGGTTGACTTTTACGAAAAATATTGTATAATTAATAGTGTAGTAAGAAATTGCTACGCTATTTTTTTGGTAGACTCAAGTGGGACTTGTACCAACTCTCCCATGAACTGTTTACATAATTCAATCTGAAAGGAGACACATTATGTGGACTAAACCAGAAGCAGTAGAAATGCGCTATGGCTTTGAAGTTACAATGTATGTAATGAATAGGTAATAGCACTTAACGAGGGCAGAACATCGCCCTCACTTTTTGGAAAGTTATTTTCCACATTTTGACAACAAAGACGTTGACAAAATAAATAGTAGAGTGTAGTATATAAACTGTGCTACACAAAACAGGCACAAAGCACATAGAGGCATAACATTTTAGGAGGCATAAACTATGGCAACTTTAGCAGAAATCCGCGCAAAACTTCAAGAAGCGCAAAACACAGGCGGTAACCGTACAGGCGGCGGTGACAACGCAATTTACCCACACTGGAACATGTCAGAAGGCAGTGAAGCAACACTTCGCTTTTTACCTGATGGCGATACAAACAATACCTTTTTCTGGGCAGAACGAGCAATGATTAAATTGCCTTTTTCTGGCGTAAAAGGTGATACAGCAAGTCGTCCTGTAATTGTACAGGTACCTTGTGTAGAGATGTGGGGCGATACTTGTCCAATCCTATCTGAAGTACGTGGTTGGTTTAAAGACAAATCACTAGAAGATATGGGTCGTAAATATTGGAAAAAGCGTTCATACATTTTCCAAGGGTTTGTGGCAAAGGATCCAATCAACGAAGATTCTACACCAGAAAACCCAATTCGTAGATTCATTATTGGTCCACAAATTTTCCAGATTATTAAATCTGCGTTAATGGATCCGGAACTTAATGAACTTCCAACTGACTTTGAACACGGTGTAGATTTCCGTATTGCTAAAACTAGCAAAGGCGGATACGCAGACTATTCAACATCTAAGTGGAGCCGTAACGAGCGTCCATTAAGTGATGAAGAGAAAGCGGCAATTGACGCACACGGTTTGTTTAACTTGAGTGACTTCTTACCTAAGAAGCCAGGTGAAGTAGAACTTAAAGTCATGAAAGAAATGTTTGAAGCATCAGTAGATGGTGAAGCATACGATATGGAACGTTTTGGACAATACTTCCGTCCAGCAGGAATGAGTCAAGCAACTGGTGATCCGAATACACAATCATCAGCACCAGCGGCACCTGTAGCACCAGCGGCACCTGTAGCAGAAACAGCGCCAGTGGCAACTGCTGAGCCAACTCCAACACCTGCGCCAGAGGCGTCTACTGCTCCAGAAGCACAAAACAGAGCACAAGACATCTTAGCACAGATTCGTTCACGTCAAAGTTAATAAAGATTATACCCAGGGCGTAATGCCCTGGGTTATTACTAAGATAATAACAAGGAGTTAATATGGCAAAAGCATTTGACATTTCTAAATTTAGAAAAGACATTACTAAGAGCATCAATGGTCTTGGTATTGGATTTAATGATCCGACTGATTGGATTAGTACAGGCAATTATGCTCTAAACTATCTAGTTAGTGGCGATTTTAATAAAGGCGTACCGCTTGGTAAAGTAACTGTATTCGCCGGCGAATCAGGCAGTGGTAAATCTTATTTTTGTTCAGCAAACATTGTAAAGTCAGCACAACAACAAGGTATCTTTGTAGTACTAATTGACTCAGAGAACGCACTTGATGAGGCTTGGCTACACGCACTTGATGTTGATACAAGTGAAGATAAGTTAATGAAACTTAATATGTCAATGATTGACGATGTAGCGAAAACTATTTCGTTGTTCATGAAAGACTACAAAGAAATGGCTGAAGAAGATAAGCCTAAAGTATTGTTTGTAGTTGACAGTTTAGGTATGTTGTTAACACCAACTGATGTTGACCAGTTCGACAAAGGTGATTTAAAAGGTGACATGGGTCGTAAGCCTAAAGCACTAACAGCACTTGTACGTAACAGTGTAAACATGTTTGGTAGTCACAATGTAGGTATGGTATGTACTAATCATACATACGCATCACAAGATATGTTTGATCCAGATGATAAGATCTCGGGCGGACAAGGATTTGTGTATGCTTCGTCTATCGTAGTAGCAATGAAGAAGTTGAAACTAAAAGAAGATTTGGACGGCAACAAAACTACAACAGTAAATGGTATTCGAGCCGCTTGTAAAGTAATGAAAACACGTTATGCTAAACCGTTTGAAAGTGTACAAGTTAAGATTCCATACGAAACAGGTATGGATCCTTATAGTGGGCTGGTAGACTTATTTGAGGCAAAAGGTATTCTTAATAAAGAAGGTAACCGACTTAAATACGTTGACCTTAACGGTGAAGTACATTTGGATTATCGTAAACAATGGACCGGTGAAAGACTCGATATGATTATGACCGACATTGTCAATAAACCAGAGATTGCTGAACCGATTGAGGTAACTACTGAAGAAGAAGAACCTCAAACGGAGACAAGTGAATAATGAATACAGAATTCTTAGCCGATCTGTGGAGCACAATCGTTGATTATGTTCCTGAAAACAAAAGGAAGGACCTTGCTTATAACTATGTCAATCTTTTAACTGATTTCGACATAGCGGCAGGAACAATTGAAGGTATGATGGGTATCGATAGTCATTTAGATAACGCAATCGAATATGCTATGGATAACGAGTCAGAAGGGTTTGAAGATGCCTCTGATGACTATGACGAAAACGAAGATGTATGGGATGACGACTAAATGAGTAGTTGGTATGATAAAGTAGCCAAAGATGTCAGTAATATTCCTGACGCAATAGCACACTTTGAAAGTGAGTTATTGAGCGCAAAACAAGAAGTGCGTATCAGCGGCATTGTTGAACGAGCATCTGCGCAAATGCCAGGTATTGTTGAACATCGCTTTAACCAACTACAAGAAATAGAAGCCATTTTAGAATATCTTAACATCGAATTGCGTAGGTTAAGAAGTCAGTACTTTAGAAAATATCTAGAAAGCTATCAACGGGCTTTAAGCAGTAGAGACTGTGAGAAGTTCGTTGATGGTGAAGCTGACGTAATCGACTTTGAAAAAATTATTAATGAGTTTGCCCTGTTGCGTAACAAATGGTTAGGTATCATTAAAGGTCTTGACATTAAACAATGGCAGGTTAGTAATATTATTAAACTACGTGTAGCGGGTATGGAAGATGCCACACTTTAACTTTAATACCATACAGGAGAAAAAAAATGCCAGGCTCGGAAAGAGAAGGAAAAGATAAAACATTAGAATGGATTAACACTATTAATGGTGTTAATCGATTATTAGATATTGGCTGCGGGAAAGGAACATATTCTCTCTTATGTAAAGACGAGAATAATATATTATTAGATTCAGATTGGTGGGCAGTAGAAGCTTGGGAACCATATAATGAAAAATTTGGGCTACATGAACTTTACAATACTATTATAAATGAAGATGCTCGAGAGTTAGATTGGAACCCTCTTCCTAATTTTGATATTGTTTTCTGCGGCGATGTACTAGAACATATGACTAAAGAAGAAAGTCAAGAATTAGTACAAAAGGCTCTTAATAAAACTAGATATTTGATTATTTCTATTCCTATTATTCTTTCAAAAGCACAAGGTGCAGTAAACGGAAACCATTACGAAACACACATCAAGCGGGACTGGACCCATAATGAAGTTATGGAATCTTATCCTAATATTGTAGATTCAAATCATAAAGCAAAACGTATTGGTGTATATTTGTTAAAAGGCAACCTTGATGATTCCTAAGATTATACATCAAATATGGGTTGGTGATAAAAACCCTCCTGAACAATACCTCGAGTCTTGGAAAAGTCTTCCGGGATTCAAATACAAGTTATGGACTGAAGAAAATTTAAAAACAGTAGGAATGCTTAACCAAGACAAGTATGATTACTTTCTTGATAAAAAAATATATCACGGCGCCGCAGATATAGCAAGGGTAGAAATACTTTTTCATGAAGGCGGATTTTATGTTGATGCCGATACTAAAAGATTAAAGTTATTACCACAGGATTGGTTTGATAAAGATTTTTTTGCTGTAGAGGCTTATGAAAGTCCTAAATGGAAATATAGAGTTACAAATGGTCACATGGGTTCTGAAGCAGGCGGAAAATTAATTACTGAATATAGACAGCAGATACGTACTGCTAAAAAATGGCAACCTTGTTGGAGTACTATCGGCGGAACTATGCTCACTAATATTATTACTGAACAGTTCCGAGATGATCCAAAAACTTTAATATTAGAACCTTATACATTTTATCCTACAGACATGAAGGGTAATGCTATTGACGATCCGAGAGTATCAGAAGCATACGCTACACACGTATGGGGATCAAAAAATAAAGAACTTTATACTTAAAGTTTTCCTTCTTTTCGCATTTGAGCACGAATTTTTGTAGCACTAATATTGTGTATTTCTTTACCCAAGTCGTGTTCAGTAAATGTATAACCGACTCCTCGACCGTAACTAATATCTACAATATTAGGAACTTGCATAATCATATATTCCACACCATGCTCGTAACCAGCTTGCTGTAACTTCCATTGTATATCGGAACTTACGATATGGTGTTCAAATGGATTGTCGTCTTGCTTTGCTGTTCTACCAGCACCGGCATCTTCTCCTACAATTCCTCCAACATCTCTAATCATAATACAAACTTGACCAGTTATAGACAACGCTCTTTTAAATAGCTCTGTATGGCCGTCATGCCACGGTTGCCATCTTCCCAACATTTGTACTGTTGGTTTTTGTAAATCAAACATCTTTACCTCGTGTGTTTTTTCATGTAGTTTTTTACAACTTCTACTAGTTGAACATGTGTATCATCAAACCATTCTGCTACATGATAATCATATTGGCCTACTTCTAAAGGCACATACATTGCATTTGTGTCTTCGAATCTTCCTTCTTTAATAGTATCCATCCATACTACATAATCGGCACCAAACTCACTACGTGCTTGCGGAGTAGGTGCTACAAAGTCTGCTACACAGATTTGACCTGCCCGTACAATACCATCTGCTAGATATCGCATACGCTGTGCCTGACGTATTCTTCCTTCCGGAGTAAAGTCCCAGTCATCATATTCTTTGCGTACAGCGTCAGCATTAATCCACACAGCATTAATTAACTTAGCAAAGGGTTCTGCCAAAGTTGTTTTACCACTTCCTGGTAAACCGCATATTAAAATTTTCATTCTTTCACCATTGTTTCACTTCTATATTTATGGATAATAATAGCATATAAATATCATTATGAATAAGCGTATAGTTTTAGTGACGGGAGGCTTTGATCCCCTCCATTCGGGGCACATTGAATATTTCAAAGCCGCAAAGAAACTCGGTGACGAGTTAGTAGTAGGCGTTAATTCGGATACTTGGCTAGTCCGCAAAAAAGGTAGACCTTTTATGCCTTTTGAAGAACGTGCGGAAATTATTCGTAATCTATCAATGGTAGATCGCGTGATTCATGTAATGAACGACGACAAGTATGATGACGCAAGTGGAGCAATACACTATTTGTTTAATACAAGTGGTGATATCAAAATTGTGTTTGCCAACGGCGGCGACCGCAAAGAAGGAAATGTTCCAGAAGAAAAACTATATGGCGATCACCCTCATGTTGAATTTGTATATGGTGTAGGCGGCAACAATAAAAAGAATTCAAGTAGTTGGATATTGAAGGAATGGAGTCAACCTACTACTGAAAGAAATTGGGGTCGCTACACTGTACTCGACAAAGGCGACGGATGGCAAGTTAAACAGTTAGCATTTGATACAGGCAAGGCCTTGAGCGATCAACGACATTTTAAAAGATCAGAACATTGGCACGTTGTTGAAGGAAAAATTCAAATGGAACTAGAAGAATACAACGACTGGGTAAGAGTTACTAAAATTCTTAATTCAGGTGACAGCATTGATATACCTATCAGAGCGTGGCATAAAGCAACAAATGTAGGTGATATAACAGCTAAAGTTATTGAAGTCTGGCTTGGTGATGAACTAACAGAAGACGATATTGAAAGAAGGGACTAATGAAAGTATTTGTAGGATACGACACTAGAGAAGATATTGCTTATCAGGTATGTAAACACAGCATTATAAGCAAGCAATCAGAAGCAGAAGTACGACCACTTAAACAAAACGAATTAAGAGAAGCAGGATGGTATACTCGTCCTGTAGACAAGTTAGCAAGTACAGAATTTACTTTTACACGATTTTTAATACCTGAACTTACTAACTTTGAAGGTTGGGCGTTATTCATGGATTGTGATATGATTTTAACAACAGACATTAAAGAATTGTTTGATCAAGCAGATGACAAATATGCTGTTATGTGTGTTCATCACGATTATAAAGTAAAAGAAGAATTTAAAATGGATGGACAAAAGCAAACAGTCTATCCACGCAAGAACTGGTCGAGTGTTATGTTATTCAACTGTGCGCATCCTAGCAATGCTAGACTTACACAGGACCTAGTTAATAATCCAGAACTAAATGGCGCATACTTTCATAGATTTAGCTGGCTCAAGGACGAAGAGATTGGCGAGTTAGATCATACATGGAACTACTTAGTTGGTGTATATAATGATATCGAAATACCAAAACTAATACACTACACAGAAGGCGGACCGTGGTTTGAAAACTATAGAAACTGCGAGTTCCATCAATTATGGAAAGATGAACTTTTTAGTATGATGAAATAATGGCAATACATTTTACAGATCCCAAAGCAACTTTTATACATATTCCTAAAACAGGAGGTAGCAGTTTTGAAAAATGGTGTTACGGTAATCTGACCGGTTTCGAAAGAAAAGATAAACATTCTAATCTTAAAACGGCCAACGATACTTGGGACGACTTAGGATTTGTTTTTACTATTGTTAGGAATCCATTTGCTAGGTACGTGAGCATGTATCATTTTATTGGACAGCGAGCAATTCGTAGGATTGAAAGACGTGCTAATGGTTTAAAAGTTAAAAAGTCAACAAATCAAAATGACGATCTTAAAATTATTGAATTATACAACAAGGGATTTGATTATTGGTTAAATTGTATGTATAATAAAGATGAAGAATTTATTGATATTCCAAACGGAGATTGGAGCAGATCCGACAGTCAGTTTAACTGGATCGCTGAAGGAAAAGTAGATTTACTTTTAAAAACTGAAAATTTAAAAAACGATTTTAAAGCAATACAATCTATGTTTAACATTGATGCTGAGCTTCCACATACTAATAAAAGTAGACATTCTCATTATAGAGATTATTATAATGATACGACAAAAAATATTATACAAGAACTATCAAAAAAAGATCTAGAGGAATTTAACTATGAATTCTAATCTAATATTTCTAAGCAAAAAAGGTGAAGATCAATATATAAACGAAATGGCAAAAGGGTTTAATACAAAACCTACAAGCACAGAAGGTTTCAATTATAATGACAGTATTGATCCTATAGTACTGCGTGGAATCTTAAAAAAGAAAATTATGTTTAAATGTTGGGAAGATAATAGAGATTTCTATTATGTTGACACAGGTTATTTTGGTAATGAAAAATCTCCTAGCAATCCTAATGGTTGGAAATACTGGCATAGGATTGTAA